GTCATTCCGCCTGCGAAACACATTCCGTCCGTAAAGGAGGGCATATGTCTCGCGCACGGGAGATCTTGGAGGAGTTGAACTCTACTAACTACATTGAGCCGCCCACTCGCCCGCCAGGCCTGCTTCCGCAGGAATGGTGGGACTCATGGGCGAAGGAGCGTTTGCTCTCTCATTGTCGTCAGAAGTTCTCAACTCCTGGCACTGTACCCAAAGGGACTGCTACCGTCGTATACGAACGTGGCTTAAAAGCTCGTATCGTAACGAAGATAGAGACCGAGGCATGTCTACTTGGCCACCAGGCGCGGTTGCGTCTGGTAGCGGGGTTAAGGAAGATGCCAGAGTTCCACGCGTTAAGCGGGGACCATCTGGCCTTCCTTACCCGGTTCAAGGATATGTCCGGTCACGTCCTTTCTTCCGACCTTACAGCGGCGACCGATCTACTACCTTTGGACTTAGTCCAGGCAGTCGTCGATGGTCTCTGTAGTACCGGGAGACTTCTCCCAGATGAGGAGTTAGGGCTCCGTGTTAACACGGGTCCCTTTGACCTCTCCTGGGGAAAGTTGGGTTCAGCACGATCGTGCTGTGGCATTTTGATGGGAGCGCCCTCTAGTTGGTGCATCCTGAGCCTCATCCACCTTTGGTGGTTGGAAGCTGCTCGGGAGGCAACGACTCCCCGTAGGCTTATCCCCGCGTGTATCTTTGGTGACGATCTTGTCACCGTATTTACACCTCGGGAAAAGAAGCTATACGAGGAGAGAGTGGCCGCTTGTCACGGCCAACTCTCTAAGGGAAAGCACTCCTATCATCGTACCCATGGAGTATTCCTAGAAAGACTATTTGTCGCAGAACGCCTGGTAACGCGGAAACCACTAGCTTCCCAAGGATCTATTCAGGTCCTTGGTGAGTTGATGGTAACCACGGATACCGTAGTAGTCCTCACTCTCCTTCGTACTCTACCTTTGCGCCCGTTTGCAGTATTGCAGACGAGTATAAAGGTAGGGCGTCGACACGTCTCGAAAGGGACGTTGCCTGCGCCTCTAGCAGTTGGAGGGATAAGCGACGGCCTCATGGTAGGTGGATTCCCCCCGGAGTTAATCCGGAGGGCCCAGCTTGCCATTTGGCCCGGGCTCCCTGCCTTCTTTCGAAGGCTCGGGGTCCCAGCTTTTCTCCCCACGCTCTTGGGTGGAGGAGGGTTACTACTCCCTACTCACTGGGATACCTCTATCCGGTCGTTTTCACGACTAGTTAGGGCCTCAGTGACTTCCTTGGTAACGGGGAATGGGTCGAAGTCGTTCGTGCCTTTAGCACGACTTCCTCCGCCTATTCTGACTATGGCGCTCGAGGAGGCGGACCAGCTATTGCCGGCCCACCCCCATCGAGTGTCCCATGTCCGC